TTAAAGTCTGCTTCTGTTAAATCTATAAAGTCATCTATTTCAGAAGTAAGATCATCCCTTGCTAAGAAGTTTGCTATAGCTGTTTTTAAATTTGCGTATGTATCTAATGCCATTATAATTTCTTATCTCCTGTTCTAAAAAACATATACTCATTACTGTTTACCATTTCTTTAATAATGTTTGTTTGTTCTTCATTATTAAGTTTGTAAAAGTTTGAGTGACCAAATCTTTCTTTTGTTTTAAGCTTTAATGCAATCACAGGTATTTGTGCTATACGTTGTAGATCACCTTTTTGTGCTTCTGGTATATGATTACGAAATATTTTATTATCTTCTAAGATAGGAGTAGTGTCTTGACGACTTCTTACAACAAGTTTCCTTGTACCCCTATCTATATGTATAGGTTGATTGGAATTATATATGTCCTCCATATTATAGCTCCGTTGTATCTACATCGTAAGCGTCTACTAAGACTCTCCATCCATAAGTTGAACTCATATATACAAGACCAATACCAGTACTTTCTGTAGTCAATGTAAGGTCTGCTGTTAAAGCTTGTATTTTTAAACTGTTTCTTGCAACTGTTAAGTTATTAGCATCAAATGATGCAGTAGAATCTAGGATATGTATCTCGTCTCCAACTGCAGGTGAGGCAGGAAGTGTTAATGTCCATGCACCACCAGATGTATCAGCAAGTATTCTGTCTCCAGCTACTGCTGTATAGTTAGCAGTCTTAGCTGTCCATCTTTTTCCTGATCCATTTAATGCACCAGTTGTAGTTATAGAATCAATATATGCATCTTTAAAGTACAAAGAGGAAGTACCTAAGTCTACATCTGAGTCTGTTTCTGGTGCTAATACGCCATCAGCTAAAGTTGCTTGTATAGTTCCTGCACACCTAAAACTAAATTTGTCATCACTATGGGCATAATAAATTTCACCTGCGTTAATAGATGAGTTATCACCAAATTGTATAATACCTATATTATTTAAATTACCTGAAATAAAAATGCCTGGTCTAGTATCATCTTCAACAAATATTGGTGCTATTGAACTTTGCGTTGAATGATTAACACCATCTCTAGTTACGTGCAATTTAGCAAGCGGTGTACTTTCGTTAACACCTACGCTTACAGGTATTCCTTTAAATATATTTTCTACTGTGATTTTTTTAGTAGCACTAGCATCTGCATCTACAACAGGTACCAAATCACCTGATGCTGTTGTTGTCAATGCTGTCAATTCACTAATTTTACTGTCAGCCATGTTTTATCCTCTTTTTAAATTGTTTCTTTCTTTCTTTGTTTTGTTTGATGTTTTCTTTTATTTGTTCTGAACTTTTTTCTCTCTCTTTTAAGATCTTACAAAGTTCTTCAAAACTTTTAACTGTGGTCATCTACGTTTGCCTTGACCACGATATTTTTTGAAATCTTGTTTCTGTTTTTTATTCATTGAACTTGTTTTAGGGTTGCGACCAATGGAAGTGCCATTAAATATAGCTTCGTGGGAAGAATGGGCTTTCCACTTTTTAACCATTAGTTTCCAATAGGAGTATCTGTTTCATAAGAGACACCAACTCCTTGTGCAAGAATTATATTATCTCCACCTTCTTTTAATAAGTAAGTTAGATCCTCTAATAACATAGCATCATTAGGCACATCTGTCCTACGGTTGCGGTAACGATCCTGACTTCGTATTGATATAAAGGGCGGTCTCATTATTGACTAAGTTCAGTAACTCTTGCTGTTCCAGTAGTATCACCTATTCTTAGAAACGCAACTTTAGTTGATGGTGTTACTCTAAAATATTCTACAGTAAATGCAGGTACTATAATAGAAGTAGAAGCAGCAGTTGGAGATGCAGCATTCATTTCTACATAAGCGTCTACAGTTGTAACAATTCTTATTTCATATGTTTGTGAACCTACTGCGTTACTTGAAGCGGCAGAAGATGCACCTACAGCTACAGTTTGTGTAGTGCCTACTTTAAATGTTGTTGGAGATTTATTCATGTGTTTTTCCTTTTTCTTGCCATTTTTCTAAATGTTTTAGCTAAATTATATCTCTTAGATCCAGGTGGACATGACTTAGAACCAAACTTAGTTCCAGTACATACACCTTTAGTGCCTCTTTTTTTAATAGATTTAGTTGCTTTTTGAATCCAATTCTTAGCCATAATATAATATTAAAAAAAGGGGAGGCCGAAACCTCCCCTAATTATTCTTATTGGTTAATATCTAAAATGATACCGTGTGCGGCTTCATTTCGTACTTCCAATGTGTACTCAACTAAGAGTTGTTTCTTGTCAGAGTCACCAGTTTTTGATAGATCCTGAATCATGAAATCTCTTAAGTAAGCAGCAGCCAGCATATCACGCTGAATAAGGAATACATCCTTTGCGTCAGTTGTGGCCATTACTCTATTAGGTACAATCTTAAGATCACCAAAGTCTGAGCTGTATACATCTACAGCTGCAAATTCAGTTTTCTTTTCTGCTGGACCAAAACGAGTTGTATTAGCATTGAAACCAGAAATATCTTGTTTCACAGCTGGTGGGCATACTAACATATCCATGTCTCCACCTGAGTTGTAAACTTCTTTGATAACTGTTTTCAAAATTGCTTCTGTTAGGTCTCTGTCTGTACCTGAACCGGTAAGTCAGTACCAGAACCAGTAGAAAGTGTACCACTTGTTCCTGCATCACCGTTAGTTTTAATCCAAGTAGGAATAGATCCTAACTCTCTAGCGGCAGTTGCAGAACCAGCAACTTGAACATTTGGTTCGATAATATCGAACTCCATGTCTTTTTTCAACTCTCGTGATTTCTTAGCGACTTGGTATGCCATTTCGTCTGCACGACCAGCTGCGTCTACAGCCGATTGTGTACCAGAAACAGCGATCACTTTGTCAGAAATTTGACAATAGTTGAAAGCTCTTGTTGTTGCACTCATAGCATCAACAGTTGCTTCATCACCTTCAATAACTGCGTTAGTTGCAGGTGTTGCAAGACTGTCTAATTGCCATTCATGCTTAGTTGATTTTGCTTGCGCGCGTGGTATTGCACTTAGTATAGGAGTATCTTCAGGACTAACATTATAAATAATATTAACTAAATCTTCTCTAATACCTGTAGTGTCATACGTATCGTACAAGTTTGTTGGTTGTGCCATATAGGCCTCCTATTAAAGAAAGTCTTTAAAGACTTTAGCAGCGTCAGCTACTTTGCCAGTCTTTTTAAGACGATTAAGTTTTTCGTTTCTAAGTCGAGCAACTTGTTCAGCATTAGTCTTGGTTGTACCAGACCTCATAACTTTAGGAGCATTAAGAACTTTCTTTTTAACTTTAGGATTAGCACGTCTAATTTTATCATATGCCAAAGCGTCTCTAATTAATAAGACTTGTCGTGAATCATAGATAGTATTTATCTCTTGATCATTATATCCAACATTAGTTAGATACGATTTCATATCAGACTTTAACTTACTGGCTTTGCCAGGATCATTAAACTCTGGTACTAATGACATGACTTTAGATTGCTCTCCTTGTATGAACTTTTGTAACTCAACATTCTGAGCTTGTTGTGTTTCATACTGGATCCTTTGTAAATTTTCTGCACGTTTTCTCATCTTATGTTCAAGCTTACTAGCCTCAACAGGATCATCTTCATACAGTTTTTCAAAGTCAATGTTCGCATACTCCGCTTGTAGTTGTGATTGCGCTGAATTATTCAACTCATTCAACTTAGCGAGTTTTTGATTTATCTCAGTTTGAGATTGTTGAAGTGTTTGATCAAGCCTTGATTTCTCTAAGGACAGATCTTGTTTACCTCTTGTGTAATCAGCTTCTCGTTGGTATCCCTGAAGTAATTCATCAAGGGTGACGTTCAATGTTTGGCCATTAACTTTGACCTCATATGAAGGTTCCTCTGAATTTTCATTAATATCTTCTTGAGCTTCATCTGTAGCTTCCGCTACATCAACTTCCTCAGTTTCCTCTACAGGTAAATCTTCGGTTGTTGGTTGTTCAACTTCTTCAGTTGGTTCTGATTCAGCAGGTGCTTCCTCAGGTTTGCCTTGATTCTGCATAAGACCAGCAATGGTTTTACCAGCATCAATGACACTCATAGCTTCATCAGCCATAATACACTCCTTTATTGGTTGGTGTTAATTTAAAGCACTCCTGAACGGTTGGTGCTATTTTTTCTTGCGCAATTCTTCTAATTGTTTTGCAGCAAGGATTCCTGTTTCCATAACGGAACGGAAATGATTTTCAAACTTACCTAAAATCTGAAATGCAAGGTAGATCTTTGTCCTTGCTAGTTCGTCATTTGGCCCTGTCTGAAATATCGCTTCAGAGTATGCATCTTTTAAGGTCTGTATAGACTCTTTATAAAGAGGATCCTCTAGAATATCTTTAGCTCTTTGGCCCCTTGTTTGTTCCTTTTGTAGGTCCGACATCTATTTCTATAAAAGTATCACTACTTGGTTGTGGTTGCCTTGGCATTGGTTGCGGTGGCATACCTTGGTTTGGTTGTAACAGACTTTTAGTTGCCTGGTCAAGCATTTGTTTATTAGATTCTGAAATACCTTTCATCTTAACAGCTTCACGTTTAATAGCCTTCTCATCTATATCAGATTCGTATTTCATTTCTAATTCTTTAATCTTAGCTTCAAAGTCTAACATCATTTTTTGATATCTTAATTCAATCTCACGCATTCTATTTTCATATTGCATCTGAGCTTCAGCTGCTTTTTGTTGCGTTTGAATCTGTGAAACTTTTTCAAACTCTGTTGGTTCTTTAGGTTGTGGTGGTGGCATATTTTGCATACCTGTTTGTGGATCAGTAAAGAATGAATCAACATCTTTGAGTCCTGCGTTCTCCACAATCTTAGCTAGTGTATTATATATGTTAGTCATATTAACAATAGGACCAGCTGGTGAACCTTGTAATTTAATTCCTTCTATTTGTTGTCTTAGTATTTGATTAAGAATTGAAAGTTGTTGATCTCTTGATCCTGTACCTAATCCAACTTGAATA